GGGTCAAAATAAACTTTGCGAAAAGCAGAACCAGCTAAAGGCAAAGAAAAAAGCATCTTTTCTGTTTCTGTTCTGTATTCTGACATTTCATATGTCAGTAAGTAATTCAAATAATCTTCAACTCTCTTTGCTTGTTTTTGTTTATCGTCAGTAATCTTGCCAACAATTTTAGTTCTTACAGGACCTTGAGCAGGAAACATTTCGGTTATTGATTGTGACTGGAAACGTATTACTGCTTCTGAGAGCATTGGGTGAAATACTCCACAAGCACCTGCCCAAGGCTGTGTTCTTTCTTCAATCTTCAATCCTAGCTGGTCTAAGCCTTTTGTATATGTTTCTTCCCAGTCAGAACGTGATTCTTTGTCTCCGTTATATGCACTAACTAAATCATTACCTAATTCAGTCAAAGCATCATCATCCATAAAATCAGCAAGATTTGAGTCAAAACCTTGGTCGCCTACAGGTATTGCATTAGGGTCAAAGTCTATAATCATGCCACCATCATCAGTCTCAATAGCTACTGACTCTGGGTTTTCGATTGCAATGCTAATAGCTGAATCTTCTGGTTCTTGTTCTACAGTACCATCTACAGGAGTAGCTGGTCTTCTTTCTATTGCCATTTAAAATCCTAATAATAATTTGCAGTACGATTATGTTCCAAAGGTTCATCTTCTTCGTCAGAATACAATGAAACAAAACCACCTTGTCTGAATCTTAACAGAGCTTGCGTAGTGCTATCAACTAAATCATCATGCTCCATATTTGGAAATCCAGCAAACTCTTCTATCGTTTCTTCTGCCCAACGAGTCTCAGGACACCATATAACTCCAGATGCAAACAAGTCAGATACTGCATTTACTCTAGATATTTTGTCGTTACCTCTACTAGGTGTGTACTCTTGAACTGGTATTCCCATTGCCCTCAATTCAAATATTAAAGGCATACCTGCTGCTTTTGCTTCTACAATAAACGCATCAGGTGTATAAGCTCTATACTTTTCCATAGCCATTTTCTTTAACTCTGGAAACTCTAAACGCTCTTTATACGCATCTAACAATATTAAATTAGGTGCTAGCATTCCGTCATCATCTTCTAAATAAAAAACACCCCAGGTAGTGCAAGCAGAAAAGTCAGCTCTTTGATTTTTCATAAAAGCTGTGTCCCAGCTTTGTATTACAAATTCACATTGTGGAGGTTCTCTACCTTCCCATATATTCCACCATTCCCTTTTGACTAATGCACCTTCTTCAGATGTAGGGTCTTGCTGGTATTGAGCCATCCATTTGCTATTAGGTAGCTCTGCTTTTAAAGCCTGTAATTCTTCTAGTTTCCAAAATTCTTCCCACAAAGGGTTGCCTGAAGGCATAATGGCAGGAAGTTCTATGACTTCCCATTGGTCAGCACCACCACGTTTTATGCTAGCATCTATGACCTGACCTGTTAAATCTTTATTGTGCCACCTAGTCATCACAACAACGATTGAACCATTAGGTTGTAAACGCTGTCTTGGACCAGATGTATACCACTCGTATGTTCTATTGAATACGTTTATATCAGCACTAGCACCTTCTTGCTCAGAATGGGGGTCATCAATAATCAAAAGGTCTGCACCTTTACCAGTTACTGCACCACCCACACCTATCGCAAAGTACTCACCACCTTTGTTCGTATTCCAACGACCAGCAGCTTTGCTATCAGATTGCAAGCTAACTCCAGGAAAAACTTCCTTATAATCCTTGCTATTTACTAAGTTCCTAACCTTTCTACCAAAGCCTACAGCTAATTCTGCAGTATGTGCAGTCTGTATTATCTTCTTATCAGGATACTTACCTAGAAACCACGCAGGTAGCAAATAAGAGGCAAACTCACTCTTAGTATGTCTAGGTGGCATATTGATGATTAAACGCTTTAAATCGCCTTTAGCGACCCTTTCAAACGCATCAGCCATTATTTCGTGGTGTTTACCATGAATAAACGCTGACCACATCTCGCCCACAAAAGACATAAACTCTTCGTGGCATCTATCTCTTGTTTTAGCCTCTTCTAATTCCTCTAGTAAAGACAATAGCTCCTGTTTCTTAGCAGGAGATAAGTTTTTAACTTGGCTTAGTAAGGCTTTGTTCATGTTTATTACGCTCCCTTCTCCATAAAACAAAGAAAAGCAGAATTAATGCAGGTTGCAGGAATACAAATATGACGATATTAGCTAGCTGATATCCCATTCCAGTTACATTCCCAGTCACTTGCAAAATATAAACACAAATATTAAAAAATTCGTTAATAATTTCTTGCATATAGTAAGTATATACTAATTTAATAAATACTTCCTAAATAAAAATCTTAATAAGTACTTAGTATAATAAGTATTTACTAAAAAATTAGTATTTACTGGGTATAGGAACTACAAGATTTTACCATATTGCACCCCCTTCACAGAAAAATCAAGTATTTTTCAAAAAATATTATAGGGGGGTGCAGGATTCCTAGGCAAATACCTAGAAAAAACCTATATCGGAGCTAAAAAAGCTAGCAAACTGCAATATATTAAGGGGGGGGTACGTCAAAATGAGTGATATCCTGTGCAAATCACTATGTATTATAGTCAGTCAAGTAACGCTATTGCACACAGGGGGGTGGGGGGTACTCATCAGCTCATCCTTTTCAAAAAAAAGGGGGTAGGTGTAAATAAATAAAAAAAAAGATTGCATTACGCTAGCAAGTGCGTATGATACTAAACCCGTTTTTATTCCTTAACTAGTTTCTAGCAGGGTCTTAATCTTCTCTTCTATGTCTGCTTCTATCTCGTGCGTATCTCGTGCTTCCTTCGTCTCTACTACATCACTAAACAATGCAACGCTCTTACCTAGTAATTCCAGACTACGGATTCTGCTCGCACTACTGTCAGCTTCTTGTGATTCTTTATATAGTCTTTCAAGAACATAACTCCTTGTTCGTATGGAGGAAGCAACTAAATAGTCCTCCTTCCTCTCTAATGCCTTCCTTATGCTTTGGGTTATCTTAGGGTTAGTGCTTAATAGTCGGCTGGCTTCTACCTCTACCCATTTCGGAATAGTTCCGTTCTTGTTAGGCTTTACGTCATAGCTGTTAAAGTAAGCTTCTTTGTATGTGGGATATGTTCCTTTAACGATTGCGTCAACAAACTTACGTTGCTTAATAGTCAACTCATCTTCCTTCCCAACTATTTGAAGACTAGGATTATCTTTTCTATTCATGGTTGCATTATGAGCCAAATAGTCTTTTGATGTAATGCTCTCAATATGCTTGCAGTTATGATGTGTAATGATATGATTACATTTTCAATTAACCGATAGGAGGTTTTATAGATTAGAAACTAGATAGTGTACTGGGTCGTGACAGGGCTTAACCAGTAATGAGGGTCACAAGAATTACCCTCGGAGATAGAAGTAAAGTTCCAAAACAAAATGCGTACTCGAAGAACTAACGAAAGACTTACGAACAAAAGTTGAAACTAAGTTAGGGAGACGGAAACGATAAATTCCAGTAGCGACATCCTCCAATGTCCTAAGAGGTGGCTTCTCTTAGCTGAATGAGTGAGGTGATGAATTCATGTAGCCAATGCCTACGAATATAAAGCGTGTTGCATTGTTAAAATAAATCTGAGTTTGTTACCTCTAGCCAATTTAAAAAACGAAACAGACTGGAGGGTCTATATTATGGATAAAGAAAAAACGAATAGTGATATAAATTTGAATGAGATATTTGAAGATTCACAACTGAGTTTGATAATAGGTGCATTAAATAATTTTTTTTCTAAGTTTGAAGGTTTGCCTGATGAAGGTAAGCGAGTTGAAGAACTTGAAGAACTGATTCACTTCATAGAGGAGTCTTGCTAATGCGTAAAATAAAACGTAAAGATAATAATACTTTGATAAGCAAAGTTTCATTAATAGTAGGGTCTATGGCTTTCATAGGGTTTGGTTTAGTAGTCTTATATCTTATTTCAATTATGAGGTTTGATTATGCGGTTGCTAACTTATATGCACTTGCTACGTTTAGCTTTGGAAGTGCTGTTGGTCTTTCCTTAATTATTAATGGAGTAATGAATGAAAACTAGAAGTATAAAATTATCACCTTTAGACTTATTGCACTACAGACTATGTGCAAGATTTAGAGATTTAGATTATGGTCTTTATGCTTTTATGACTAATGAAGTCACAAGGGTTCTAGCAGAAATGCCTGAAGACATTCTTGAGCAACTTGTTGAGTCTGATTTTCTTGTCTCAAAAGATGAGGTTGAGGAGGTTGCACAATGAGAAATATTTCAATAGCAATCGCTAAAGCTTTTAATGATAGAAGAACGAAGTCTTTGGGTAACTCACATACAGACGGAGAAGGATTATATTTACATGGTCACAAAATCGCATTTTGGGATGAAGACCACAACGGAGAAATATTATCCTTCAGTATGTGTGGGTGGGGAACTGTAACAACGAGAGAGAGATTAAATTCTCTCTTTCATGTTCTTGGTTTTGGTATCTCTATCAAACAAAAGAACCACGAACAGGTTCTAATGTTCAAAGGTAAAAACATTCCAATAGGAGATTTGCAACAGGTTAATTTTCATACTGATTTGAATGTAATTACTTTCGGAAGTAAAAACATATCTCTTCCTAAGTATGAAGCAATTAAGCAAGGGTGGTTGGAAAATGTATCGAGTTGAATTTACATTTTTGAACATCCTAATTTTTTTCCTAGTATTTATAATTATTTTATAGTTTAAAAAATTGCTTCAGTTTTTAAAGTAACTCAACAATGGAAAAGGCAAAATTAAAAGTAAGCGTAAGCTTATATTCTGCATAGCAGACAAGCACTACATTGGCTTTAAAACTAAGTGAAATAATAATAAAAAAGGGCAAGCTTAGGAGGTCTTGCCCTTTTTTTTATATCTTTTTTTTTGTATTTTTTTTTATGTTTTTTTTTATTTTTTAAATTGATTGAGATAGTCGTTGTGTTAGATAGTCCACGAATTAACGTGCTGAATGAGAATCCTAATTATGGGGTTCAAGAAACTAACTAATGGAGGTTAGAAATATGGAAGAAAATAATTTGTATGATAGGTATTACGAAGAAGAGACAGGTTTTGTTGATGATAAATTAACAGTATCTTCTCATGGCTTTATAGTAATTACAGACGTGCTTGAAGACTTGTTTGAGCAGTTTGGTTTTGTGAGGTTTGCTGATAAAAATAATTGTGAAGCAGTCACAGAATTAGATGCCAAATTAGAAACTGTTTTTTCTGAAACAAGAATTGATTTGGTACAAGCTTTTAACGAAGCAATGCAAAGATTGGAGAAGAACAAATGATTTTAGTTAAATTTAAAATTGAAATTGGTTCTGATGAATCATTTACAGAATTTTCTTACTTTGAAAATCTTGATGAGGAAAATTATGCAGGTTTACATGGTGAGTCTTTTGTTTCTGCACCTGAAGGTAAATACATAGACGCTAATCTTTTGGAAGAGGTCTATGGAGAACCTGAAGGAGGTTTTGAAGAAGCAGAACAGTCTGTAGATGTTTTTGATTATGGAGATGACAAAAGCATATGTGTTCTCAGAGTTTACGATTTAAACGTAAAACAACTTGAGACTCTTAGAGCGTTCAATATTGTTTATTAAACCAACTCATATAAATAAATGGAGGGTAGAAATACCCTCCTTTTAAGCCAACTGAAGAGTATTTGAAACAATACGAAAGAAATTAAATAGAGGTATCTCTAGTCTGTAAAAAGGTTTTCTCTTGGCGTTAGTAATCTTACTAACTTAACTATAATTATTTCATGGAGGTAAAATGAAATATAAACCTAGTGAAGCATTAAATTTAATGCAAGACACAATTAAGGCTGACTGCTCGCCTTTCCTAATTGGAGGAACAGGTGTCGGAAAGTCTGCGATAGTCGAAGATGTTAGAGACATCTTGGCAGGAAAAAGAAAAATTGTTCGTAAAGTAAATCCAACTGCAAAAGAATTTGGTTGGATAGATTTTAGAGCAAGCTTATTTGAGTCTCACGATTTGTCGGGCATTCCCTATATAGAGAATGGTGAACAGAAGAGAGCCTATTTACCTAACTTACCTGTAAGTGGTGAAGGGATGCTTTTCTTAGACGAATTCGGACAGGCTCATCATTCTATGCAAACTGTTCTCTCACAACTTTTGTATGAAAGAAGGATAGGCGAGTATGAACTGCCAACTCCTGAAAATGGAAAAGGCAATTGGATTATTGCTTGTGCATCTAACAGGGCGATAGACAGAGCTGGCTCAAACAAAATACCCTCTCATTTATATTCGAGAGTCACTATGATTGATTTTGTACATGACTCAAATGATTGGTTTGATTGGGCAGTTAAAAATGACGTGCATCCTGACGTACTAGGGTTTTTAACTTTTCAGCCTAACTGGTTGAATGTTTTTGACCCGAAGGTCATTGCACCTCAGCCTTGTCCTAGGTCTTGGACTAGACTATCAG